GAATTGTCATTAAGACGACCCACAAATGGTGAGATATATGTAGCACCAGACAATGTTGCCAATGCTGCTTGTGCTACGGAGAAACATAGTGTAACGTTAGTTTTTACACCGTCAGCAGAAAGGAATTTACAAGCAATAAGACCCTCTCTAGTAAGAGGAAGTTTGATTGTAACTTCATCACCAATTGCAATGTATTGCTGAGCATTCTCAATCATTTCATCAGCAGTATTTCCATTAACTTCTGCTGAAATACTCTCAAAAGAAAACTCTCTTGAAAGACGAGTAATAAAATCAAAATATGAAACACCAGACCTACGAACAAGTGTAGGATTGGTAGTAATACCAGCAATTAAACCAGTTTCATAACGGTCTTTAATCTCTTGATAATCAGCAGTGTCTAGAAAAATTTGCATAATAAATTAATTGGTAAATTATATAGTGACCGTAGGAAGTTCCTCCTTATAGAGGAATCTCTCTTCCAAATTATAGAACAGCTTGTAGTTTTCTGTCAACACGTAGTAACCTTTTATTTCATTACCATCACAATGATAACCATAACCTTTCAGAGGTTCATTAACTCCATCAATCCTGAAAAATTTATTGTCATTCTCCAGATAATTGTGGAATTTCTCGTCTAGGTTGATCATCGTTCTTCGTAGTAAAGTTTTCGGACTTTCCTTTTACGTCTGTCCTCTTGGTATTTTAGGTCATTTTCTGTCAGGATTCCATGATTTTTAACATTATCTTTAGATTTGGTTAAAACTACCTGACTCAAATTATTAGCTCCAACCTGATCATCCTTAACCCACATCTGGTTTGGACAACCACAGAATTGCATCTTACTGGTGCTTGTTAATTCTTTATTACATAGCTTGCATCTTGATGTTAACATTGTTCTCGTGTGTATAAGTGTCGGCAAGAGGACTTGAACCTCCACGACATAAGTCACTGGTACCTAAAACCAGCGCGTCTACCAATTCCGCCATACCGACAAGGCGACTCAAGTAGGATTTGAACCTACGACCGACTGCTTAGAAGGCAGTTGCTCTATCCAGACTGAGCTATTGAGTCAAACAATCATACTACCTTGATTCGGGTTGGTTGCATTAAGACATAAATTCAAATTTATAACTGCTCTATAGTAAGTATCTGTTTGTGAGACACCTCTATACGAAATAGTATTAGGAAATATTACTGCTCTATTTGCTTTTGACTCTACCTTCTGACCATTTTCAAACTCTGTATAACCATTGTTTGAATTTACATAGTAAACTATGTTAGTAACATGTGGTTCTGGTATCTCTTTAATCCCATGTACCATCGATAGGTCATAATGAAAATCTGATTCCACATGATTTTCATTACACAACTCTAGATTTGCTTTGATTCTAGATATCGCAATAATTTTTGATTGATTTACAATAGGTAAAACATATTTAAAAAATGGAGAGAAATGTGCGATTCTAAAATCAGCAAACCAATGATTCATTTGACTATTTAATGGGTTATTTCCATAACCATTAATGTCCATCTCACCAGTTTTCTGTGCAACTGTCCAAGGAAATGCCTTGTCTCTCATCATACGCTGAAGCTCTTCATGATCATGAGGATGTATGTATTGATCAACAATTTTTATTTCTTCATTCATGATTGCCAGTGGTAATGAAAAAAGTTTCCTTTGGGATCACACATTGGATCTTCAGAAACTACACGGTATGGAAGCATTCTTTGACCTTTAAAGTCAGTCCTGTCTCCAATAATATTATATGCTTCTAGAAGCTTGTCTGTGTTTTGTAGTTTAGAAATAACATAAGGTTTTGCTGCTGGACGACGGTAAGTAAAACCTTCATATTGACCAGGAGCATACACTACATCAGCAACAGAGTTAGGGTAGTATGGAGAGTTAACCCTGTTTAGGATGGATACCGCAACGCAATACTCATCCATTGTATTAGGTGCTGCCTCGACCTGTACTGCTCGTGCAAGATGGTCATAATCAAGAGGCGTCAGTGCCAGAATCGTTTCCAAAATCAAAATAGTCTTTCCTGTAGTAGCGACCGAGTATGTTTGAATTATAGTAGGCAGGAGTGCCATCTGTCAAGGCTTCTGTCAGAACTCCTCGTGTGAAGAGTTGTTTAGTTTCTTCATAATTAACTCTACCTGCTGTTGTGTGGAGGGAGAGTATTTCTCTGGAGAAATTCTCTTTGCCCAACTCTCTAATGTCTCGTTTAAGGTCTTCAGAGCTTCCGTAATATCTTCTCCAGTTTGATTCGCTGGTAACTCTACGTTTTCCGCCTTTAGGCTTCCTCTTTTGCCAAAAATACTTTCTCCCAATGTACTGTCGTTCGTTGGTGAGATTGGTAATACAATAAACAAAACCCCAGTTATCCCGAATAAGACTCCCATCAAAGACGGTGCCCATATATCTCCAAGGGTTTGGGTAACTTTCTTCCACACTATCATAATGTCATCTCCAGTATTTATGGTTCGTCAAATAATACTTCATTGATATATTGGTCTGCCCAACGAGTACCAAAATAAGCTTCTAAAATCTTCCTAGTTTTATCATTCTTTCTCTGATTAGTACAGTAATCTGACTGTGCTAACCATCTCTGTTCTGCTCCACGACTATCCATAGTAGCTTTCCAAACTGCACCCACAAATGCATCTAGATATTCGTTAACTACATTACAAAACACATCAATTTCTTCATCGTCATCCAATCTTGCAAACTTACAATATGGTGAGAAAATAGTACCCCATGCAGGGATCTCTCTGTTATGTCTAAAACTATAATAGCTACTAATATCAGCAATGTCTTCATAGATTGGATGATATAAATCATCCACAGGTGAGATATCAGTGATAGCAGCAGTAACAACCTTCTTATTAGCTACGATATCAGCACCAAAAATGGGTAAATTAAACTCAGGATCGGGATACCAAATACAATGCAAGATATCTAGGGGTCCTAGACTAGCAATTTCCATATGTACCTTACGTAATCCAGTACACATGTGCATTTCATTTTCAATGGTTAGTTTACCATCTTCAGTATCTTTATAAACCTCTCGGAATTTATCATCAACATCCATTTCCTCTATGTTAGGTAGAGTTTCTTGATGTTTGCGAATAATATTAGCTAGGTCATTAACTATGTGTCGCATAACTGAAAAAGAATTCTTTAATTAAAGTTTCAGACTTTTCTTTACCAAATCTATTTGCCAAATACCCTGAGATAGGGTCAAGTCTTATCATATAACTATCAAAGTCAATATACTGTGTAGTATCAGTTCCAATTGGTTGATTCTCATTCAGCATATTTTTATAGTGTCGTAAGTATTTTTCAAATAAAGGTAGATATTGATCTACCTCATCAGGTTTACAATATCTAACAACAATGTTGTCAGAGAAATGATTGCCTGGTTCAAAAAATCTATATGTACCCTCAGATTTAGGTAGCTCTGGTGTATAAAACAAATATTTTTCTACGGGATGTTGAAAATCGAATACAATAACAACTCTCTTATCACTCATACCCATGAGATCCATGCCAAAACAAGGTAAGTTAGACCCAGTTCTAGGGTATATTATATTGTTGTGAATGCTGCATGATTTATCATCCCAAATTTCAACTTGTCTAGACTTTATAATGTGCTCACCTGAGTACATATCAGCAGTCAGGTTTACACCCTTATCATTAGTCCATTCAGCATGTCGCTTAACAAATTTTATATCTGGAAAGACATCTGCAAAAACACCTTTATAATTTTTCCAAAGATCCATTAGTCATTCCCACGGGTCTGGTATTTCTTGATACTTTCCTCCCATTCCTTCATGCTGCTTTGGCAATCTGGTGGTTCGGGATCTTTGATCCCCTTCATTCGTTTCCAATCGTTGTACATAGCTTGCATCATCCAACTCTGTGCCAGAGACTTCGGACCATTTTCTAAAAGGTTTTGTTTGTATTTCCCGTGAACTTTCATTCCTCGGTACTCTTCCCTCCAACCATGAGAAAAATCTTCTGTCATAACTGGAAACCAGCGAACGTATCTTTTTCAACATCTTGTTTAATACTCCCAATCAAATAGGACTCAACCTCAGTTTCCTGAGGTGCTACCTGCATACCCTTAGAGGATAACCAGTGCTCAGTCCAAGGAAGAGGATTATTTGTGATAGGAGTATCAAAGATTGCTTTCATTCCAAGAGATCTCAGACGACGATTAGCAGTCCATTCAACATATTTACTAAGAAGTTTTTCATTAAGACCAATGATAGATCCATCTTTGAACAGATACTCTGCCCATGCCTTTTCTTCTTCTACACATTCACGGAACATCTGATAGACATTCTCTTCTTCTTCCTTGGCAATTTGTTTCATTACAGGATCATCATCTTCAACCCATTTCTTTAAAATGTTTTGTGAAACGGTCATGTGTTGCGATTCATCCCTCGCAATGAGACCAATGATCTTAGCTGATCCTTCCAATAGCTTAAGTTCACCAAAAGCGAAGGAACAAGCGAAGGATACGTAGAATCTGATTCCTTCAAGTATGTAGACATTTGCAACTGCTCTGTAAAGTTTTCTTTTAACATCATTAAGTGTCCATTCAGCATTAATATGATCTCTCCATCCATCTTTCCAATGATTACTTGTACCATACTCTTGTGCTGCATTAAGAAACTCATCATATGCTCTGGTCACTGACTGAGCACGAGCAAGGATCTTATCATCCTCTAGAATCTTGTCAAAGACCTCTGAAGGATCAGGGTATACATTCTTAATGATATGAGTATAAGACCTACTATGGATCATCTCCATGGTCTGCCAGATATTCATACAAGCTTCTAGTTCAGGTAAACTGCAGTAAGGCATGAAAGCCATACCAGGACCACGACCTTGTACGGAGTCCAAGAGGATCTGATACTTGAGATTGCTAGTAAATATGTGTTTCTGTGCTTCATTTAAAGTTTGATAATCTGCTCTGTCTTTCTGTAGAGATACCTCTTCAGGTCTCCAAAAATATCCAAGTTGTTGCTGTGTTAGTTTATCAAACACAGGATACTTAAACTTATCGTAGCGTTGGACTCCAAGGGGAGGTCCAAAGAACATCTTCTGTTTTGTGTTGTCTAGAATATCAGTATTGAATACTGTCATTCCTTCTACTCTAGTTGCCATGGGTTCCCCGTTTGTTCTAAATTTTGCAGCTGTCACAATCTTCTTCCTCTGTTTCTAATATTTGGTGTAATAGATCTTCAATTGATTCTTTCTTCCCCTCTGGTACATTATCATGCCAACCAATGGAATGTGTTGGTTCATCAATATCTTTCTTAGCATCATATGTATTCTGATAATAAGAAGTCTTCCATCCATACTTAAATGTTTTTAGAAGATCCCCTGCCATGACAGAAACTGGCACCTCATTGTTAGGATAGTTCTCTGGATTGTAGCTCCAGTTACCTGAAATTGCTTGATCAAAGAACTTTTGCATAGCAGCTACGACTTTGATGTATCCATCATTGTCTTTCATATCCCACAACAAAGTGTAATTAGTTTTCAAAGTCCCAAACTGTGGAACAATTTGCTTAAGAGGTCCTTTCTTGGACTTCTTAGTGGACAAGAAGGCACGGGGTGGTTCGATTCCATTGGTTGCGTTAGACACAACGGAGCTGCTCTCTGAAGGCATTTGTGCGGACAGAGTGCTGTGCCTGAGTCCATGTTCCTTGATGTCAGACCGTAAAGAATCCCAATCATGACTCAGTTCACTCCCACAGAACTCATCGATGTCACGCTTGTAAGTATCGATTGGGAGGATACCTTTTGCATACTTGGTTCTATCGAAATATCCACACTTGCCCTTTTCTTGAGCGATGGTGTTGCTTGACTTGAGCAAGTAATATTGGAAAGATTCAGACAAGTCGTGTACTGATTTCCATGCTGCTGGATCGTCATATTTGTATCCCTGTTTAGCTAGGTAATGTGCAAGTCCGATATAACCAACACCAAGAGAACGACGATTGAGAGTGCTACGTTCTGCAGCTTCTACAGGGTAGTTCTGATAATCAATAAGTTCCTCCAGACCACGGACTGCTAGGTCACAGAGGTTTTCAAGTTCATCCAACTTATTGATCTTACCTACGTTGACAGCAGAAAGAATACACAAGGCAATCTCTCCTTCACCATCAATATGATTAAGTGGAACTGTAGGTAGAGTAATCTCCTGACAGAGGTTACTCATGCTTACTTTATCTAGGAAAGATGAATGTGTATTACAGTGATCGATGTTCATAATGTAAACACGACCAGTCTCTGCTCTCTCCTTTAACAAATTCAGAATAAGTTCCTGAGCTTTGATAGTCTTTCTTTTGATAGATCCATCAGATTCATAACTTGTATACAAATTATCAAACTCATCAGTGCCAAAAGCATCGTACAAACCTGGTACATCGTGAGGTGAGAATAGTGAGATGTCTCCATCTTGGATGAACCGTTCGTAGAATAGTTTGCTGATTTGGATTGAGTAGTCGAGTTTTCTGACACGATTATCCTCCGTTCCTTTGTTGTTCTTGAGAACAATAATATCTTCTATTTCTTGGTGCCAGATTGGGAAGTGGACAGTTGCTGATCCACCACGGATGCCATTTTGAGTGCAGCATCTGACAGTGCTTTCAAACTTCTTGAGGAAAGGGACAACCCCTGTGTGCTGTACTTCTCCACCTCTGATTTTAGCGTTGATCCCACGGATTCTGCCTGCGTTGATACCGATACCAGCCCTCTGTGCGACATAACGACCAATGGCCATATCAGAACTAAAAATACTATCCAAGGTGTCGTCAGCATCAACGAGAACACAAGACGCAAACTGCCGAAGAGGTGTTCTGACCCCTGCCATGATTGGCGTTGGGATGTTGATTTTGTGTTTTGAGATTGCATTGTAGTATTTCTGGACATATTCCAGACGATTATCTGTATAGTTTTGGAACAGTGTCACAGCAATCATCATGTACATATACTGAGGTGATTCGTAAACCACACCAGAGCTACGATCCTGAACAAGATACTTATCAACTACTTGGCGAAGACCAGCATATGTAAATAACTCATCACGTCCATGATCGATCCATGAATTGATCTTGCTCCACTCTTCTTTCGTATATTTACTCAAAACTTCCTGATCGTAAACCCCCTTGTCAGTGCAATGTAACGCATGGTCATAAACACTAGGAAGACCTTTAACCCATTCAGATCCAAATACTTGCTTGTAAACAGCATAAAGGAGAAGACGAGCAGCAACGAACTGATAGTTAGGTGCATCCAAACTAATCAGATCACTTGCAGAACGGATCAAGATTTCTTGGATGTCTTTGGTTTGAATACCGTCAAAGAATTGGAGACCAGAATTCATCTCCACCTGAGAGGCACTTACACCGCTCCCTAACCCTTCGCAAGCTTCTTCTACTACCTTATGAATCTTATCTAGATTGAGAGTGGTCTCAGTCCCATCTCGCTTGAGGACTTTAATGTTTCCGTGCCCGTTTGTCATACTTTTTTCCAATCGTTAAATTTTAGGGTTGCTTGTAATCCCCGATAGATGTTTGATTCTACCAGAGTTTGGACATCATGTCCAGCAAGATGCATGTCATTGATGTCTTTTTGTTGTATATTTTTTGGCCAGATGACTACCTTGTCTCCTCGGTCAATTGACTTGGAGATTCTGGCGACGATTTCTCTGTTACGTGGCTCGTTATCATATATCCAAATATGATCGCTCCAGCCAAACGTCCGAATATCAACATCAGACCCAGCCATCGCAACGGAATTCTTAATGAAGGTACTGTCAAACGGTCCTTCAACAATGTAAATCGGTTTGTCATAATTAATTCTATCTTGTCCAAAGATCTTAGGTTTATCTTCGTCAAGCATGATCGTAATGTATCTTAGTTTTGCCTTAGGGGCTAGCGATCTTCCTTGATAACCAAAGAGGTTTCCTTCTTTATCTTTGAATGGGATAATAATACGAGGACTATCTTGTCTCAGGGTATCAAATGTCTGCTTCTGTTTGTTAGTCCACTCTTTAAATTTTGGACAAAAGTAGAAGTAATCGAGGTCTTTAATACCACGCTGCTCAAGATAAACTCGTGCTGGATGTTCAGTATTTAGCTCTGAAATTCTCTCAAGATCCACCTGTTTTTTAACAAATATTGGTGTCTTAAAAGTAAGCTTCGGATTGGGAGTTGCAGTTCCCTTACCAGTGCTACCTTCTTTAAATTTCTCCATGATATATTGATCATAGAGATGTGAATCATGATCCTTTATGAAGTTAGCAAGAGACCTGCCAACACCACAATTGTGACATTTGTAGGTAAAATTGTTTTTAATCTTAAACAAATACCCACGAGCTTTGTTCTTCCTCTTTTGCGAATCTCCACAGTAAGGACACCTAAAATTAAAAAGGTCTGCCTTCTTCCTAGTGAAGAGAGTCAGACGAGGGGATATTAAATTGATGTACTTTACTTCAAGATAGCTCAATTAAAGGCATTTCTACTGCTGGTATACTAGCAGAAGGATCCTGACCTGTCAAGTTTTTCATAATTGACTGTCCTGGTGTGGATACTAGGAAGCATATGACAGTCAGGGCACCTGCGATTGTCCACATCTTCTTTTCCATGAGACGGAGACGATCATCTACAAGGCGAATGTCTCGTTCACATCCTTTCTTAATGAGATCTGTCTCTCTATTAAGATCAGTGTGTAACCTGTCGATTTTCTCAAACAGGATTCCATCTACTTCTCCTTGCTTGTCAAGTTTTTCATTATGCACAGCAAGAAGTTGACCCATCTTCACGGAGTTTTCCTGAAGAGAGTCAACTACTTTTTCTAATCTTTCTAAAATAGCTGTGTTAATATTATCAGACATTTCTAACGGCAAAATCCAGTGCAGACTGATACGTAGCAGCATCCTTGTTCAGCATATACTGGAACTGTTGCTTATGCGTATCATCTAATTGAGCATAGCAAGCAGCAATTCTCTTAGCAGAGAAGTTATCTAAGTTCTGTACAGATCCATCACCAAATTGGATCTTTGCGAATGAACCTTCACCTTGTGGATTCAATTCTGATGTAGCAACATCCAATGCAACTTGGATTACATCTTGGTTTTCAGTCATAATTTCAGTAGTCACTTCAGTTTCCTCTTTTTTGAGTTTCTTAGTTTGAGATGCTGCCTTCTTTTTAAAGTCAGACAGACGTGCTTTCATGAGCGTATCCATTTCTTTGGACTTACGCATCATTTTTTCTTTTGCTTCTCCACGTTTTTTCTGGAGATCCTTTTGACGACCCAACTTCTTAGTTTGAGTAATCTGCTTCTGAGCTCTCTCGGTATCTGTAGACAGAGCTTCTGTTACGTTAGTTTCTTCTTTCATTTTTCTTTTTTGGATACGGTCGAAGAGAGAGCGAGCACCTTTAGTACGCCCATCAACGGTTTCATTATTTTTCTTATACTTACGATGTTGTCTGGGATTGACCATAACAAAAGCAGGAGGTAACTGGAGACCAGAACCATCCCCTGCAGAATTGATCGCTTCTTTTAGATTAGGTTCAGTTCTTTCAGACATTCCTCGTCAACATCCTCGTTAAGTGTGGGTGGTAATCTATTTAGAAACAACATGAACGCCTTGATTACAGACCAATACGTTGCTTCAATCTTGTAAAATAGCAGTGGGGTTGCTGCATCATCAAAAACATTATATAAAATAATCACATGATTAAGTATCAGGTGAGTTTTGAGTTCCCCCGTCGTCTCGTTACGTTTTAATAATCTTTTGATATACTTAAATCTCTTTAAGTCCTCTTCAAAATCAGAATAGGTAACGGACGACGGGTTGTTATAATTTTGAATAGCAAAGAAAATCCAGTTATCTGGAGTCAATTCATTAATGTTCATTCATTATGATCCGAATGTTAGAGTCGCAGCTCCGTTAGTGATAACTTCTTCGGTACCACCTGCAGAATTAACCTTAACTCTGTACTTGTAACCATCTAGTGCATCACTTGCAAGAGATGCATATGTGAGTGTAGCTGTTGTGAAGTTGGAATATGTAACTCCAGTATCTGTGTTAGCAGCAATGTTAACCCAACGCTTACCAGATGCAGTTTGACGCTGCCACTGATATGTAAGTGCTCCAGGTGTTCCAGTTGTGGATGTACTGAGAGTAAATGTACCACCTCCAGAAGATGAAGTAGAGTTAGCAGGTTGTGCAGTGATAGTCACAGAAGATGCTACGTCAGCAACCTTAGTATCATCAGTGAAGTCACCAGATGTACCAGCAGCAATATAAACATAAGCTAAATGCACTGCCTTATGGCGAGTAGCACCAGAATGATCTGTGTATGTTTTATAGTTCCACCAACCAGGTCCTTTCAAACCACGTTGCTTGTTCTCTGCAAGTCCAACTTCAGTTGCGTCAACGAATAAAATTTCGCCAACATTACTGTCGCCACCTTTGATTACATATTCTGCAACATCCTTAGGTGGGGTTCTACGTACAGCTCCTGCTAGTGAATTGTCGGTACTACCAGCATATGTGGTGTGTAGTTCAATTGAAGTTGTGCTTGTTACACTTCTTACAATATAGTTAACACCACCAAGAACTAGTACATCTCCTTGGTTTACAGTATCAGCGGCATTCTTCGTAACAGTAGCATCGCCATTTGTGACGCCAACGTTGTTCGCAAATGTCGCTGCATCAATTGATCCGAATACAGCCATTGGTCTCCTCGTTAATTTGAGTATTTCTAAAGTTTATTTATAAAAAAGGGGGATTGCTCCCCCATGATATCACTCTGGTCTTGCTTTAATAGCAGCAGTGACAGTTTCTAATAGCTTGTCATCCATGTCGGTCTTAGTCAGTTTAACTGCCTTGCCGAGGATAACTAGACAAATTTCAATGAGCTTTTCTCCAAGTTCCTCATTCTCAGGGATCTTGTTTACTGCGTCTGAAATTACTTTTGTAGCTAGTGGTAGTAGGAATGAAAACATAATCTTAAATCATATTGCATAGCCTATTTATTTCTCCCACTCATCCAAGATATCCGTAAGTTTTGACATGAACTGTTTAAATGTTAATAGAGTACCAGAACGGTAGTCACGGCGTGCTTTTTGAACACCACCTTCAAAAGATTCTTTCTTAACTTTCTTTTCAGGCAATCCTTTATGCTTTGTTTTAGCAAAGTCCTTTACGCTGGACTTGGACATGGAGGTTGCAGCTTTGGAAACCTCAGGCGACGTTTTTTCCATTTCCCCTTTCTGAGCCGATCTAACCATCCCGAAGAATCTTTGTTGGGATTTTGATTTGGCTCGCTCTGTGATTGGGTCGAATCCTCGTCCTTTGACGACATCAGACCATGGAGCATATAGGGGTCCTTCATAATTTTTTGCCTCATTCGTAGCATTAGTTGTCATACCTTTCTTCCCATCAGGGATGTTAGGCATCACTTCTACGTTACCAGATTTTTTATTCTTAGGAGATTTAGAACCTGCTTTTTTCTTTTTCTTTACTTTGATATCATCCGCATTGTCAAAACCTTCTTCTCGGAATTGCTTAAAGGATTTCATTTCTTTTTCTTCATACCCAAAATTTTACTAACCTTCTTACGACGTGCGATCAAATACTTATCAGTCTTATCGTGGTCACCATCGTTGTCAATGTCTTTATCTGCCTTACCTACAGGATCAAGTTTCTTTTCTTGAATCTCTTCACCTTCATGTGGAATTGTGTTTCCATCAGCATCTTTCTTATGATGCTCTGAAACATACTTCTTAGACTTCTTCTTTACTTTCCCGTATTCATCAAGTTGCTCACCATCATGCTCAAGTTCGTCACCTGCCTTGACACAATCATCTTTACCATTTTTAGTTCCGTTGTACTTATATCCTTTCCAACAAGCTTTACCATCTGCCCCTTTAATCTTCTCTAGGATATACTTCTCACCATCAAGCTCATACTCCTCTCTTTCTAAAACCTCTACCTCTTCTTTAGTCGCAAGCTGTTTCTTAGGAGATTCTTTCTTAGCACTCTTCTTTTTCTTAGTGGTGTCTTCAATCTCAGCACCGTTAGACTGAGGATCCATACCATCAAATGGTGCCTCATGTAGATCAGGCATTTCAGTGTTCTGGAAGCAATCGCCACCCATCCACTTACCATACTGTTCCATCAATCCAGATGAAAACTCATCACTGTGCTTTACTTTATTAATTGGATCTGGTTTCTTCATCGTTCAAAAGGGAGGTTCTTCTCGTATTATTTATAGTTCTAATATTCTTTATCCACTCACGTAACATATTTCCATCGTCTGTAATGACAATAGCATAGTTACCACCGACTCTATGGATACGTCCTTTGTCTCCTGTACGGGCAGACATAACAGCATCACCTTCTTTGAATACGAAGGTATGCCTTTGTTGTTGTCTCAGTGCTTCTTCACGTAGCTTTTTAAAGTCCTTCATTTAAAATTATCAGGTAGTGCGTCCTTAATCTCTGCCATAAGAGAACGACAATCACGATCATTTAATGCTCTAGGAATACCCTTTCTGAATGTTTCAAAGTCGCCAGCAAATGCTGCACGTCTCATCTTAGTTCCAGAAATGGCAAAGGTATCACCATCAGCGTCTCTACTTCCAGAGGATTGAATATCAATCTTTCTGAATCTAAAGTCTTTACCATTATATTTATGGAGGAATTGCATAGCAGAAACCCTGTCAGATCCTACAAGAAACACCACCTCATTATACCCTGCCAACATAAGATCTTGCAAGATAGCTACTGGTTGTTTAGGACCAGAGAAGATCTTACCCTTATGTTCAGGAAACATCTTGTTCATATAGAATAGTTTTCTATCAGGAGGAAGAGGATTATCACCTTTTGTATTAACAGTCTGTGAAATATAAATGCGATAGTCATGAGTACCTGCTGCTGACTTTACACCAGCAAAGTTTTCCTTGTGTCCTGTAGTAGGTGGTTGGAACCTACCAAAAGTAAAATAGCACTTATTACAATTTAACGCCATTGCTTCTGAAGAGTAAAGTTGTTGTATGCAAACTCCATACGGTTAACAAACTTGATCATACTGCCATCCTTATGCAGAACATATCCTTCAGGAGTAGTGACCTTATATCCTTTTTCTGTCTGGACAAAAGTCCTAAACTCTTCTAGGTGGTCAAGTTTATCTATAACCATTTGCTTGACTTCCTGTAGCTCCTTGTACAAGGTAAGCATTGCTTTGAACTTGTCCTTATTTGCTTCAACATATAGTTGACTATCATAAACAAGATTTCTTTTCTTAGTCAAGTTCGCAGCTGTCTTGATCTTTGATAGTTCTTTATTTGTTTTCTCCTCATAGAAATTGAGCATTGAATACATTGCTTCATCGATGTTTCCAATAGAACGAGCATTCTTAATTTCATTATTGAAGAACTGCTTTAGGTAAGATGCAATATGAAACTTGGCATCACCAGTAGTTCCTGTTTTAGTAACTAACTCATCTAGAAAATCACCACAGGTTTTACACATACGTTCAATGGTAGTAATATACGCATCAAACTTTTTCATCTCTGAATTAGAAAAACCAACACGATGCATTGGTGTGTCATTCTTAACTACCAAAGCTTCATCAGATCCATTTACTTTTGCACCTGCCCGTGCTTGCATATCAGCAACTACATCACCAGTATAATGAGTATGAAACACCACACCAATCTTTGCTCTACCTGCTGCTCTACCAATAGGATGATCTACTGGAATACCATATGTAATTGTATTAGGTCTGAATGTATAGAGTTGTTCACCTTTAATAGTTTCTCTTTTAATATCAGAAGTGAATAAAAGATCACCCTGCACTACACCTTCAATACCAAGAGTAGAAAAATAACGAAGAGAGAACTTCAATTTCTCTGCTAGATCTCCCTCATACCACCCATCAATTTGTTCTTCACTATAACATAGCTTAGGATTAGTCTTTGCAAATACAGATTTAGTTCCAACAAAAAACATCCCTGTCTGAGGATCTGTGCCGCAAATAACTGAGGGAGCACCATCCCATTTTGTTTGCATGAAACCACTACTTTCCTGATGACCCAACATCTTCTTAAGTTCTTTTAAAAAAGACACAGCAGCCTTACATCCCTCAACTCCATAGTTGAGCATTTCATCCTCTAGATGTTCTAAATGTTTTAGCTGTTTAATGTTTGCCATTATTTTTTAAAATAATCTCCATTGCTGTGAGTAGGATATACACCACCTTGTTTGTTTCTGATATTAAATTTAAACTCATATTTTTGTGTTTCAAATACCATATCAATACGTTTACCTTTACCAGAAGCACCACCGTAATTAATCTCCACAGAGTTTCCAACCAATGTAGAAGCTTTCTTCATATATGCTTCATCAATTTCATACACTTCTAATTTACTTCCTGTGTAATGAACCATCCAATAACCAAAACCAACACCACTAGCAATCAACTCTTCTAGTGCTGATTTACCTGCACCGTCAAGTTTAGTATTATCAATATGATTATCTACTGTAGGACCATTTGTAGTTCCATACTTCGCAAAAACATCTATAAATTTCTGTTGATCTATACCAAACATATTAAGATATTCTTGACCATCATCAGGTATGATGTTTGCTTTCATTTTTTCTTCTGGGAACAATGCTAACTTCCCTTTACCCGAACTACGAACACCACAGTTAAAGAATGATAAAGTATCCCCAAACTTAACTGAAAGGTATATTGGTTTACCAGCAACTGTTAAAGTAATATCTGTAAGAGTAGCTCCAATATTATTACTGGCGGTAGAACCACCTGCAGAGATAACAATATTATTACCCTTTTTCTTAAGAGGACGTGCTTGGTTTTTACCACCCTCACCTAAAGCTTTTGTTGGTCCTTCTCCATATGCTTTGACCATAGCATCAATAATCATGTTGACATGTTCTTGATATTTTTTAACTTTCACACCAGAACAATGATCAATCAATGCTTGGGTAAGATCATCTTCATATTGATTACCCATATTAACTTTCTTACCACCTTTAATTTGTCCACCAAACTCACCAGTTTTTGTAAAGTCTTCTAGATCTAAGTAAATATCCGTATTAGTTACAGAACGAGATATACCTTTACCTTCAGGAATATTACATGTAAATTCAATATTATTTTTACCACGAAGACCTTGCCTACACACTAAATCAAATAACATCTTCGCAGAATTTTCCTTACCAGAATTTCCTTTAATATCATGGAAATCTTGAAAGGGAGAAGTAATATATTTTTTAGCAGCATTTTTTGTAGTGACAGTAAATCCTGCCACCTCTACTACACCAATATCAGTCAAGAAACGATTCTCTTTTCCATTGCGTTTCAAAGCTTTATCAAAAAAGGTATCCATGCGATCAAGATACCTTCCACCGTTTCTGAAAAAATCTCCTGCCTTCATAAGAAAACCTCCCGTCTAACTATTTAGAGGAGAGGTTGTTGAGATAGTCTTTTTCATTATCATAGGGGTGGGTTTGACCTGACCATATTCTATACCCCTCATGCAATTCTGGCAAGAGCCACTGGTCTACCCTATAGCAATACTTCCAGTTAACTGGTTGAATACAATTCACCACAACGACTTGGAAGAATGCCACAAGGTGGATCCAGAAGGTTAACATATTAAGGTGTAAAATGTTTTGCAATAATATCAAGACGTTCTTGTTCTTTTGCAATGATATCAATTTGATCTTGAATTGCAGCAAGAACATCTGAATGTTCACCAATACCTACAGGGTTTGTAAGGTAAATTTCGATGTTCATTTTAGCTTTGCTAATATTACCATTAGCGGCGTCACGCAAAGCATCGAGAGTTTTCTCTCTTAGATTAATTAACATTAATAAAGTTCCTCCTCTTTTTCGGATAATACAACAACGTCAGAAGTTGGACATGCAACACATAGAAGTGCAAACCCTGCTTCAATTTGATCGTCGTCTAAAAATGATTGGTCTTCTTGATTGATAGTTCCACTCTCAATCTTACCAGCACATGTACTACAGGCACCAGCACGGCAGGAGTAAGGTAAATCTAAACCTGCCTCATCTGCAGCATCTAAAATGTATTGGTCTGGAGCACAATCGAAAGTTTGTTCTTCACCCGAAGGGGATTTAATGGTTACGTTCATGTGTATAATAAAGAACTAGGTACTATATATCACCTATCTCCAACTGCTCTATGTTCAGATTTAGATACATCAAATGATCCACCAGGATAACGCTTCTCTAGTTTCTTCACATTGCCTTTGATAACATCATCGAATGATACATCAAGTGCCATACAAGCTTGTGCTACGTACCACATAACGTCACCCAACTCAATAATAAGATGATCTCGATTGTCGTCTGTCCAAGGTTTACCTTGGAATACCATCTTTTTAACGATCTCAAGAAACTCGCCAGACTCAGCAGCAAGCCCAACGCCAGCAGTGGTAAGACGTTCAATATTGGCACCCTCTCTGTCAAGTTCACCCAGACGATCAGCAAGATCGACAAAACTCTTAGAACAATCACTTGTGACAGCATCCACGAAATGACTGTACTTATTAAAGTCAACATTAGTAGTCATAATTTAAACATTCCATTCAGCAAATTTAGATAGTCTTGATTGTGTGTCAGCAAATTGCTGGAGGTCCTCACCAGGAGCCTCTTCATTGATGCCTATTACCGAAGCATCTTCAGCAACATCATACAGCCTCATCTTCGATCTGTCAATTCCCACCATGAATTTTCGTGAGGTAACGAGGTCTGAGTATCTGTTTTTAAGTTGTTTGACCATGATGCGACCTTGTTGTTCCAACTCCTCAGTAGAGATAAGAGCAAACATAAAATCAGCAGTGGCAGGTAGACCAAAAGACTCAGAAGTATCGGTAAGGTCTGGATCAGAATTGCCAAAACCAGAACGAGTAGTCTGAGTGGCACTAACAATAGGGACCCCAACTTCCACAGCAAGACCCCGAAGCTCCTCAGCAATCGCTTTAACATAGGTATACGAGTTAACAACGGCACCTTTGTACCTCACACTTGCACATATATTTAAGTAGTCAATGAATATAAGATTTGGTTTAAAATCTTTTTTTAATTTTAGATCGCTTAAGAGTGCCTTAAAATGTCCTGCATGTGCAGATGCTGTAGGGTACTCTTTAATGATAAGTTTACCTTGAGTCTTTCTAGCGATCTCATTTACCTTACTGGTAAAAAGAATCTCAGGTAATTCTGTAATATCTTTTACAGCAACGTTTAGAAGATTTGCGTCAATTCGCTCAGCAATCTTCTCCTCTGCCATTTCACATGTAATGTAGAGAACGTTGTAGCCCTGAGTGAGGGCGGCACCAGCCATGTGGCACATGAATAGAGACTTCCCGACACCCGTACCAGCAAGAGCGACATTGAGAGTCTTGTTAGAGAGACCACCTTTCGTGATAAAGTTAAACTTTTCCAAATCAAAGGGAATTTTCTCTTCTTTCCTATGGTAGAATTCATATCTATCTGTAGCTTGATCTATGTAATCGTGTCCGATGTGTTCATCAAATGAAACCGCTAAAGCTTCTTGGAGAATGGAGGGTATCGCATCTCGTGAAATCTTTGAATCGCCTCCATCTGCGATCTTGATTGATTGCATAAGGGCGAGATAGATTGCTCTGTCTTTACACCATTTTTCTGTCGCATCGAGGAGCCAGTCGTAATCGACCCAATCGTTTGATAGGGAGGATACTGTCTGTATCGAATTTTGAAACGATTCATCAGTAAGGTCATTACGATTTTGTAAATTAATCGTAAGGACTTCTTTAGTAGGAACTTTGTCGTACTTAGCAGCGAAGTCAGCAATCTCCTCATAGACAATCTTCTCATGATAGTTCTCAAAATATTCTGCTTTAAGAAATGGAACTACCTTTCGATAATACTCCTCGTTATGTAGGAGGTTTCTCAGAATAGTTTCTTCAATACGTTCAATCATTAAAATTTAACCTAGCAAAGGATTGTTCACTTAACCTCTTTTGTATCAGTTTACCATACTCCTCGTGTAATTCGCAACCCAAATAATGTCTTTGTAATGATTTAGCAACCAAAGCTGTTGTTCCTGATCCCATAAAAGGATCTAATACAATGTCACCCTCCTCACTGCCTGCCTTTATACATGGTTCAATGAGGTCTGGTGGATACACTGCAAAGTGTGCTCCCTTATATGGTTTGTTAGTTACCGACCAGACAGATCGTTTATTCTTTGTTGTATAGCTCTTTGTAAGTCCGCTATGCGGTTGGAGACCTGTACCTTCGTTGTGGTATTTTCCTTTGTCTCTGTTCCTTGTACCCCAGTCTTGTTTGACTGGTTCTTTGATTGCTTCATTATCGTAGAAATACTTTTTGCTCTTACTAAATAGGAATATATACTCATGCGACTTGGTGCATCTATCCCTAACACTCTCAGGCATAGGGTTAGGTTTATGCCAAATAATGTCTTGTCTTAAATACCATCCATCTGAACGTAATGCAAAAGCCAACATCCAAGGAATCCCGATCAAATCTTTTTCCTTTAGTCCTTCTAACTTATTCCCTCGCTTGCTACATTCTTGCGGCAAATCCTGATTGGTTTTACTCACGGATTGCTTAGGGTATGATTGCCCTTTACCAGGTCGGTAGTTATAATAGCTATCTCCTATATTTACCCATAGTGTTCCATCATCTGTTAGGACATCACGTACCGATCTGAATACTTCTACAAGAGATTGAATGTATTCTTCAGGTGTTTGTTCCTGACCTATTTGTTTTTCTTCACCACCATAGTCACGTAGACCATAGTAAGGTGGTGAAGTGACACACATCCTAGCTTTGCCATCAAACTCTTTTAAAGTCTCACGGCAATCACCAAACAAAATTGTATCAGTTACCATAAGAAAATTCCTGTTTTGCTGCCTCTTCAAGTTGTGCCATTACCTCTTCGGTAAAATACTTCTCAGGATTAGCGAGGATAGATTTAGGATAAACATTAGATTCACCAACCTTAATACGATTGCCAACCCGTTGGAAGACCCCGTATTGTTCACCCAACTCCAGTAACCCGTAATACTTGTCCAGTCCACGCTCGTCAAAAAATAATCGTGTCTCAACTTTGCTGCCCTCCTTTGTTAGACGAGACTTCTTTGCCTCGCATTTAATAATGTTACCTACAAGTTCAGTACCATCTTTCTCTTTCTTCTTTCCGAGATAGATGATAGTAGATGCTGCATACTTAAGACCTGTACCACCTCCCATTTCCTTTGCAGGAACATAGGAACCAATTACATCATATGTATGATTAGTAACGATCATAGGTATACTAGCCTGTCCCAACTTCAATGTCAAGACCCTGAATGCACCTTTAATTAATTGAGATTTGGTCATATCTCTGACCTGTTTATCATTAGAGATATCTTCCATCTCCTTTGATGTAGATAACATACCAAGAGAGTCAAGAACGAACATCATAGGTTGACGCTTGTCCTTAGGTTCTTTCATGTACTTGTCAACAATGCGACATGCCTGTGTCCTAAACTCTTCAATCGTAGCTACGGGAAACAGTACCATACGTGAACTGTCAATGCCACGAGACTCAATCATTTCACGGGAAATGGCGGACTCAGTTTCAAAATAAATGACACCTCCAGTTGGATTAGAATCAAGGAAATTACGAACGACACTAAGAGCAAAAAAAGTCTTCCCAGTGCTGCTCTCTCCTGCAAGAGCGGTGACTTTGTTTGAAGGTAAACCTCCAAAAAGCGAACCACTAACCAAGGCGTTGAAAATATAACTGCCAGTAT